GTCGGCAGCGTCAGATGTGTATAAGAGACAGCCTCCGCACGGAAGCGCGAGCCTTCTGCATCTGGCGCGAAGGCAAGCCGCTGAACTGGCAATGCACCGTGCCGGAACTTGCCGAGGCAACAGGGCTTGAGCGCGAGGTCGTCCGGTACATCTGCGCCGTCCGAGGTTGGCCCGTCGAGGCTCCCGAGCGGGTAGCCATCCACGAGACACCTTTGACCGCGATCTTCGCGCCGAACTTCCCGGAGGCTTTCATATGACCAAGCGCGTCAACCCCTTGCCGACCGACGACCTGAACGCGACCGAGGCGTACCCGTTCCTGGATGGGGCCGACGAGATCGTCCTGCGGGTCAGCCGGTATGAGGCCGATATGAAAACCCCGGCCTGCTACCAGTGCATCGTCCGAGGACAGGACCGCACGAAGCAGTGGGGCCTCGGCATCAGGCCGAATCCGGTGTCTGCGCTGAACGCCGCCATCGAGTCCTGGTTCCAGCCAAAGCCCCACGAGACCAACGGGGCGATCACAAACCGGGAAAACTCGATCCGGTCCGGGGCGAAGGTCCCCGACAAGATCGAGCCGCCGGTCGAGGATACCAGCGTGGAGGACCTGTTGGGATGACCATCGTATTCGCAGGCGTAACAGGAGGACGTGACCGTGCTTGACCGAGAGCAGATCGAGAATTGGAACGAGGGAGAAAAACATGCGCCACAAGACGCACAGAGACGCACTGAAAGCCTTTGCCGACGCGGGCTTCGACGTGACCTTGCGGAAGGGGAAGAAGCACAGCCTCGTCTACCTGAACGATGAAGTGGTCCACATCCTGTCCCACGGAGCGAAACAGGACCCCCGTGTCCAGGCCGATCTGCGCCGGAAGATACGGCAGCTTGAGGAGGCCAGGGCGGCTTCGGCTGAATAAATTATCACCCTTAATTGCATTTATAATCTTTTGGTGTATTCTTAATCAGAGGAGCGCCCCGTGAGGAGCGCAAAATGAGCGAACCGCAAACCCGACCGCCGCTGACAGACTTCGACCGTCTGTGTATCCAGGCCAAGCAGACCTACGACACGAGACGAAGATCAAGGCGATGCCCGGCGTCATGGCCGCCGACCGATCCGAGATGTGGGGCCGCACGAAAGTCCGGTACGCCCACGACTTCCACATCCACCACAACAGCGCCGGAGCGGGCGAGGAAGGCGGCGCGTCCTGGCAGACACACGAGGCCCCCACACCGCGCGATGACTGGCACGAGGGCAACCCCTACCGTTCCCGCCGGTCGCTGCCGCTGATCAGCTATCACAAGGACCACGGCGAAGTTGGAAGCGCCCGAGAGACCCTGATTTAAGGGTATATTGCTGCAAGTGCGAAAATAACCACAGGTAGTAATAACTTTTTGGTTGAATTCAAATTCAAAAGATGAAATCTGTGGAATCAAGGGCAAGAAGATACAGGCGAGCGACACCCATGACAGATGAAAATCCCGGAATCCGCATCCATTGCGGTAGCGCCCACGACGTGCTGAAAACCCTGCCTGCCGGATCGGTCGATCTGGCCGCGTTCGACCCGCCGTATCCCACGATCTCGGGCGGCTCGAACGCCGACAAAGGCGGCAAGCACCAGCGGCCCTCCGGCATCTTGACCAAGAACGACGGCAAGATTTTCGATCACAACGACATTAAGCCGTCCGCCTACCTGCCCGAGGTCCACCGAGTCCTCCGGGACGACGCGCACCTCTACCTAATGACCAACGTGCTGAACCTGGTCGAGAAAGACATCCTGGGCGACCTCCGGCGCGCCGGGTTCAAGATTCACAACCTGCTGTTCTGGCGCAAAAACAATGCCACGCCGAACCGCTGGTACATGAAGGACACGGAACTGACGATCTTCGCCCGCAAAGGCGCGGCGTTCTCGATCAACAACAAGGGCACACGGTCCACCCTTACCGCCGAGCCGCACGAGTTGGACGATCCGAGCCTTTGGCTGGACGACGAGTCGATGGGCTACACCGAGGCCCCGATGGACGAATTCTTCGGGTTCGCCCTGGATTGGGACAACGTGAGCAGCCCCAAGAGCCACCCGACCGAGAAGCCGGTCAACCTCATGCGAACCTACATCGAAAACTCTACCCAGCCCGGAGAAATCGTCCTGGACTGTTTCATGGGAACCGGAGCGACGGGTGTAGCCTGCCAAGCCACGGGCCGCAGTTTCATCGGCATCGAATTAGGCGCGAACTATTGCGAGTGCGCTGCGCACCGGCTGTCCGTGCCCATCCAACAACCCCCCGGCCCGTCGTTCGATCTGGACGACATCCTCGGGCCAGACCCCAGTATCGAGGCGTTGCTGGCGTAGGGGCCACGGCGTAGAATTAGGAGCAAACTATGAACAGTATGACCGAGACCGCCACCCGCAACAGCGCGTTGGCCGCACATAGCAACCGCGCGTGGACAGGCAGTCGCATGATCGACGTGCTGAACCCCAGCCCCGACGACATGATCCTGTCAGAGATCGCCACGGGGCTGTCCCGGGAAGTCCGCTACGGCGGCGCGGCGACCATCGTGCCGTGGACCGTGGCGCAGCATAGCCTGCTCTGCGATCACCTCGCCGAGGCCGACACGATCTCCGATCCGACGCTGCGGCTGGTCCTCCTCCTGCACGACGCCCCGGAATACATGCTGCGCGATCTGATCTCGCCGGTCAAACACCAGTTGCCGGATTACCAGGACCTCGAAAGCATCTGGTGGAAAGCCGTAACGCGCAAGTTTCGTCTGCCCGAAACGATTATGCCGACCGTCAAGCACTATGACATGGTCGCCGCGTCGTCAGAGAAGGCGGCGCTGATCTCCCCGTACTCAGGCGACTGGTTGGGCCTGCCGCCGCCACGTCCGATCCCCGCTAAGATTCTAGGCATCACGGCGAAGTGCGCGGCCCTGACTTTTCAACAAAAGGTCGAAGCGTTGTTGGCCCGGATCGAAAACCCGAATCATTAAGGTTTAGGGTTTCAATCCCTAATCTCCCGCCATAAGGGTACTACGCGGCTTTTCGCCGGGTGGGACCGATTTTGTGCAGCTAAGAAAGTTTATATTGTATGTCCACCCTCCGAACCGCCTTGTTGGCCCTGCCCTTTGTTGAAGAAAAGCCGGACGGCACCCTAGATTTGTGGGCGGTCGAACCGTCGGGTAACTCTGCCGCAGATAGCGACCGGGGCCGCACATATTTCGCTTGGTTCCTGCACGTCATGCGGGAGTTCGACGCGGCGCATATGCTGCTCCATGTCAGCGTAGAGTGGCACGGTCAGCCGGACCCGCTGCGGACGGTCGATGTCAAAACAGGTTGGACAAGTGAGATGGCAGCCTCGATCCGCGCCGCCTCCGATGACCACCCCAGCTTGGCGATTGTGTCAAACCGCGTGTTCCCCAGCGATCTGCGCGACGCGGCGCTGACCCTCCCGTTCGTGTCGGAACGGGCCGACGGAACTCTGAACTGCTTCGACGTGGACTATACCGGCTCCTTCGAGGAATCACAGGCGCGCGGGCGGTACTATGCCGCTCTCACGGCCAAGTTCCTCCGCGAAACAGACCACCCCAGCTTCTTGACCTCGCTGGCGATGGACGCGGACCCGACGCAGCGGGAGTCCGCACTCCGCATCGGATTCCTGTCCATGCTGACCGAGATCGCCGCGTCCAGCAGCCCACGCGCAACCAAGTTCGCCAAGGCAACGTACCCAATGTATGAAGATGCCCTGTGATCGCAGGGCGTCTAGTGTTCGACACCTGATACAAGGTTCCCACTGAGGCAGGGTTTCGGTCTCTAGTCCAACATCCCTGAGTGAAATTGTCAGATGGCGGCTAGGAGCCCACTTTACCAGATGCCGTCCCGCAGCATTTCGCATGAGCAGAAAATCCAGCCTGACACGGGCGGCACCTGACCGGACCTTCGCCGGGAAGTCATTTGCTGCGGCGCAGCTCCCCAGAGCGGTCATTTGGAACAGAACCAAGGCCGTCAACATGTCATTCCGTTTTCAGCACCGCCGCGGATTGTAATTCGATCATTTTGAGTAGACGTTGCG